ATCGCAAGATCGGTCCCGTCGACCAGTCCCGCGACTCGTTCCGCAAGATTTTCGCGCGCTATTCCGAAATGGAATTCGTGGGCATCTTGGGCCAGCAGATCGCGGTTGCGCAACAGGTGGAAATGGCCAATTCGGTCCTTCTCGCCGCCCGCGCTGCCACCGTTGCCGCCAGTTCCGGCGCGCTGATGTACACCGTTCCGTCGAACGGCACCATCACCACCCCGGCCCTGGTCAATGGCCTGGCCAAGCTTGGCGACCGCTCCGACCGCGTTGTGGCGTGGGTCATGCACTCCAAGCCCTATTTCGACCTCGTGCTGCAGCAGATCGCGGCGAATATCGACGGCGTGTCGAATTTCAACGTCAAGACCGGCACCCCGATCACGCTCAATCGTCCGGTGTTCGTGATCGACTCCGACAGCCTCAAGGTCACGTCGGGTTCGCCGGCCGTCACCGACTATTACACGCTCGGCCTGGTTCCCGGCGCGGCAATGGCGGAAGTCACCGAAACGTCGGACGTCGTGATCGACGACGTGACCGGCGGCGAAAACCTGCTCACCCGTCTGCAGGGCGAGTTCGCTTACAATATCGGCTTGAAGGGTTTCAAGTACGATGTGGCCGGCGGCGGTGCCAACCCGAACGCAACCGCGGTCGGTACCGGCTCGAATTGGGACAAGGCCGCGACCGACGACAAGTCGCTGACCGGCGTCGTCATCAAGAGCCGGTAACGTCTCTGTCGTGAGTTCTAAGAGCGGGGGCTGTGTGCCCCCGTTCCATAGAGCCCATCAATGGAGTCGTTATGAAAGTTGTCACCCTCGTTTTCTATGGCGCAGACGGCGCGGCCGCGAAAGCGGCTGCGGCCAAGATCCGCGCCGAAACGAACGGTCCTGCGCTGCTCCGTGACGCACGCGCATTCTACGGCGACGCCGACGAACCGTGCGCTCGCGTCGTTTTGATGCCGGACGTATCGGAATATGACGCGGCGAAACTTCGTGCGGCATATGGTGATCGGGTGGCGAAAGCCGGCATGCCGTTGCCGCCCCCGCCTCCGCCGCCCCCGTTCGATCCGCTGGCCAACCTGGCGCCGGACTGGCGCAAGCGCGACGACCTGCGTCAACTGGCGGCGGCCGTGTCCGGTGGCCGTTCGGTCGAGAACAAGGCGCAGGCAATCGCGGTCATCGAAGCAGCCTTGAAGGCGCGCAAGTGACATGACGCTGCCGCTGACACCCGAAATGCTGGCGGCAGCGTATGACTTCCTCAAGGCGACCCCGCCGTTCAACAAGTGGGGTTTGCCGGAATCGGAGGAAGTGAAATTCAGGGTCGGAAGGCGGCCAACCGAGGCGGCGCGTTACCAATGGGACGGCGTTTGCCATACCATTACCGTATCCGAAAAGGGCGTAGGATATAGCGCGTCACTTTTGCGCGCGATGGCTCACGAAATGGTGCATTTGCATCTTGAGGAAACGGGAATGGAAAGCCGCGCGCACAGTGCGGAAGTCCACAACGGAGCGTTCCGAGTTCTCGCCGCGCAAGTCTGCAAGGTTCACGGGTTCGACCCCAAGGCGTTTTATTGAGGTTCCTATATGGCACTCGACAGCACCGCCGGCAGCGCAACCGCCGATTCTTATTTCTCCCTCGTCGAAGCGACCGCGTATTTCACGGCGCGCGGCGTGACCGCATGGACCGGCACCGACACGGTAAAGGAAGCGGCGGCGCGCAAGGGAACGACCTACCTCGACAACGCTTACCGCGCCCTGTGGAAAGGGTATCGCACCGAGCAGGCGCAGGCGCTCGCCTGGCCGCGCGTCGGCAACGGTGGCGAATCCCGGTTCCGGTTCGCGGCCGATCAGTCGTTCGCCGTTTATGGACTGATTGACCTCGACGGGTTCGAAATCCCAACCAACGTCGTGCCCGAGCAGGTCAAGCGTGCGGCGATGGAAGCCGCCTTGCTGTCGCTGACCGGAACCGTGCTCGAACCGACGTTGGAGCGCGGCGGCCAGATCAAGAGCATTGACAAGAGCGTGGGACCGCTCCGGAAGGCGATTACCTACGCGGACGGCGCCCCGGCGGTGAACCGCTACACGGTCATTGACGGCCTATTGCGGGGCCTGGTGACGAACGCACCGGGCGCCATGTCCGGAACTGTGAAGCTGGTGCGGGCGTGACCACTCATACTGCGGAACAGGTTCAAGAACTGGCCGACGCCATGTGGCAATTGCTCGACGACATGGGCGAATGTGGCAAATCCGTTTGCTTGGCGGCGAAGGCGCAAGCCCGCGTCGCGTATGAACCGTTTCGCGACAAGTCGGACCCGGAATACCGCGATTGGATGCCCCTGGCGACTGCCGAGCAAATCCTGAAAGAATGCAATGGCTAGTGAACTATTCGATTACGTCGAATCGCGCGAGGATGCCGACGAACTGATTGCGGAGTTCGGCCAGGCCGTGAACCTGCGCCGCACCACAACGTCCGGCCCCGCTTACGACCCGACGCTGACGACGACCGATTACGCCACCAAGGCGGCCAAAATCGAGTTTTCGCGCCAGCAAATTGCTACCGGCAACGTGCAGGAAACCGACGAGCGGTGGCTTGTGGCGGCCGGCCCGCTGACTGCGCTCGGCGTGTCTGCCCCCGCCCGGCCCGACGCGATCGTGACCACGGACGGCGTGGTGCATCCTTTGCTGATATGCAAGCCCGTCGACCCGGCCGGCGTCGCTGTGCTGTATGATTGCTGGATCCGGTTCTGATGGCGCTCGGCACGTTCGAACTCGATATTGCCAGGTTCGTCGAGAAGGCCAAAGGCAACGTTGACCTCGTGGTGCGCAAAGTCGCGCTCGATATGTTCAAGCGCGTGATTCTGAAAAGTCCGGTAAAGGAAGGGCGATTTCGCGGCAATTGGCAGGTGGCTATCGGTTCAATCCCCGCCGGCACGCTTGAAATCAACGACAAAGCGGGCACGGCGACAATCGCCAAGGTCACAGCCGCCACGCTGCAATTGAAGGCGGGCCAGGTGATCACGTTAGTCAATAATTTGGCCTACGCGCGCCGGCTCGAATATGGTCATAGCAAGCAAGCGCCGAACGGAATGGTTCGCTTGACGGTGACGGAATTCGGCGCGGTCGTGAACAAAGCGGCGGCCGATCTGCCGAAATAGGCTAATGTTGACAATTTACATAAACGCTGCTAATTTGCGGCGTCATGACCGCTGTTGGCGTTGAATCGCAGATCACGGAAGCTTTGCTGCAGCGCCTCGCCGCGCTGACGCTTTCGCCTGCGCTGCAAGTCGCCTGGCCGAATATCGATTTCCCCGGCAAGAATCCTGATGGTAGCCCGAAAGTAAAGCCCGAGACGTACCTAGAGGCGCGTCAGTTGCGCGCCGGAACGGAAGCGCTCGGCATTAGCGCGTGGAACGATCACGCCGGAATCTTTCAGGTCGACGTCGTTTACTCGAAACAAGACGGCGCGATCAAGGCGACTCAGATTGCCGACGCGGTGGCCGCGCACTTCCCGCGCAATCTTCGACTCGCCAATGGCTCAATCGTGGTTCGCATTGACGAGCCGCCGCAAGTCGCCGCGCCCGTACCGGACGCACCTTATACCCGCACACCGGTCAGCATCCGCTACCGCTCATTTGTCAGATAGGAGTCTGCCATGTCGCTCAATGCTGTTGCCGGCCAGAAGATTTACATCGGTGGTCAACTCGAACCCGAAACCGGCGATATGGTCGCGTCCGATTTCAGCGCAGTGACGTGGGTGGAAATCGACGGGTGGACGCAGTGCGGAGCGGCCGGCGACACCGCCGCGCTGATTTCCACGGACCTGATCAACCGGGGCCGCACCGTCAAGCAGAAGGGCACCAAGAACGCCGGCCAGATGCAGAACGTGTTTGCTATTCTGCCCACGGATGCCGGCCAGATCGCGCTGATTGCCGCGTCGAACACGAACAAGAACTATGCGTTCCGGATCGACAACAACGACGCCGCGCTGTCGCCCGCCTCGCCCGTGCCGCAGCCGTCCAAGCGCTATTTCGTCGCCCTGGTCATGACCGCCGAGGAAGCCGGCGGCGCGGCCAACACGGTGCAGTCGCTCAACGCGACCATCGAAATCAATTCGAACATCGTCAAGGTTGCGGCCAACCCGTAACCGCTGACGCAATAAGGACCACACATGGCCGAAGTTGCATTGACTGTCGGGGGCGAAACCTTCGTCCTCAAGTGTACGTTGAACGCGTTCCGCACCATCCCGGCGACCCTTGGCGGGTTCGTCGGGGCGTTCAACGCGCTGGCGAGCGCGGACGTCAACACCTGCGTTTTCATCATCGCGGCCGGTGTCGGCAAGCCTGCCGATTTCAAAGAGCACGAGAGAATTGCCGAAGTGCTGTTTCGCGAAGGGCTCGACAAGGGACTGTTCGACAAACTAGCCGAATACGTGAAACTGTTGCAGAACGGCGGCAAATCGGAGGCTCCGAACGGATCCGCGGGGGAGTAATCACCCACGCTGAATGCGTCGACCGTTATCTGATGTGGGGCATGGGCGCCCTTGGTTGGAGCGAGGAACAGACGTTGCAAACGACCCTTCCAGCCATCGAACTTGCTTACCGCGGCCGGTGCGAATTCGTTTCGAAGATCATCGGCGCCGTGTTCGGTAACAATGAGCCGGCGCCACCGCCGGTCAGTCCCCGGCCGTTTTCCTTCGCGCTGTTCGATGCGCAATTCGGGGGCGATTGATGCCGGATATTGCCCAATTAGGTCTTTCGATCGACTCCCGCCAGGTCACGGCTGCAAGCAAAGCGCTCGACGGCCTGACGGCCGCCGCCAAGCCTGCCGCCGCTGCCGCCGCGCAGGTGGAAAAGGCGGCTGCGGGCGCCGGCAAGGGCGCGCAGCAAATGGCCGCCGGCACCGGCCTTGCACGTCACGAAATGATCAATCTGTCACGGCAGTTGCAGGACGTGGGCGTGTCGCTCGCATCGGGGCAATCGCCGTTCATGGTCCTGGCGCAGCAAGGAACGCAGATTGCCGACATTTTCGGGTCGAGCAAAACAGGAAGCGTTGGTGGCGCCCTAAAGCAGGTGGCGAGCGGCGTTGTATCGTTCCTGACGCCAATGCGGGTTCTCGGCATCGCGACCGTTGGTCTAGGCGTGGCCGCTTACGCGCTCAACTCGTCGTGGAATACGTTCACGCTGAAACTTGACGACACCGCGCGCAGCGCTGACA